TTTGAAAATTTGACAAATTTGGATGTTCGTTTGGAGATGTATAAGGATCAGATAGAACAGATAGAATCTGAACTTTTACCAATATTATACACCGATGGAACCGAAATAAAAATAGAAGATAAAAATGGAGAAGATGATTGGATTTTAGTCGATAAGACTAGCATTCCACGAAAAGTCATAATAGATAATCCAAATATAAGTGAATGGTTTTTATGATTGATGGAAAATAGTAAAATCATAAATAACAGGAAACATATTATAAGGAGATTTAAATGGCACGACCAAATGTTCAAATAAAGGTAATTGATGAGTCATTGGTGGCACCGATTGGCGAAACCGAAAGTCCCGGAATCGGTGCGATGGTTTCAATTCAAAATTTGATTGGCAATCTTGGTGTAACTGGGGAAAAGCAATCTGGATTGATGTTAGTAGAAACCATAAATGATTGGTATGGTAAACTAAGAACACATACCGAAAATTATTTAAAAGGTCTTTCGGCCTCCTACTGGACAGGTCTTACCTTACAGGGCGCAATCGGCGTGTGTGCTGCATCTTATGTAGATGTCAGTTCTGGTGCAACTGGATGGAAACCTTGGGCATATGAATGGTGGGGTGTTCATAACTTTTTACAGTATGGTGGTAGATGCTATATAGGTGGAACTGGTACGGATGCAGGTTATAGCGTAAGAACAAATTCTTTAGGTGCAGCTGCTTTAGTTTTTGATGTTATATTTCAGGGCGCTACCTCCGGGGCAACCGCTGATTCGGATCCGTATGCAGCAGATGTTAAAACGGTTGTGGAGGCTAAGAAAAATTCAGATTTCCCAGTTCTTGGAGTAGTTCATGCAGGCGAAGTAACTGCTACTACAAAAATAAATAGCACAAGCGATGAATATTATATCAATGTTGCTGGCAACAAGTATCATTTAAATCCAACAGGACAGGGTCTATTAGATTCTTCTAAGTTAATTATGACCAATCTGGCTCCAGATGTTGCAGGTTGTATAACAAGAACCGATAGAGATTCATTTCCTTGGTTCTCGCCTGCAGGAAGAGTCAGAGGTAGAATTTTAAATGTAGTTAGATTATTGAATAATCCAACAGTTTCGCAACAAGATACATTATATGATGCTGGAATCAATCCAGTAGTCACCTTCCCAGGAGAAGGAACAGTTCTCTTTGGTGATAAAACTGGTGCAGCGGACACATCAACCCTATCCAGAATTAATGTTTCTAGACTATTCATATATCTACGAAAAATAATTTCACCAATTGCAAGATCTATTCTATTCGAAATTAACGATGAAACAACGAGAGCTAATTTTAGAATTGCTGCTTTCGGTGTTCTAGATAGAATTAGAGGTCAAAGAGGTATTACTGACTTTAGAATTATATGCGACGAAACAAATAATCCTCCAGCACTAGTTCAGGCTAGATTATTCCAAGCAGATATTTTAGTGAAACCAACCATAGCAATCAACTATGTAAGAATTACTTTCACTAATAAAAATCTATACGATAACCTAGATCAGGCCTAATAAATTTCTATAAATATTAAGAAAGAGGATAAATATGGCACAAAATATTTCAGAATTTAGACAACAATTCAAGGGAACTAGACCTAACCGATTTAAGATGGACATATCTGGGCCGGTTGGTAATTTGGGTGGAGTTAGATGGGATTTGTATGGAAAGGCAACGAGTATTCCAAATCAACAAATTGGCGTCATACCTGTTCCTTGGATGGGAAGAATTATTAAATTTTCAGGAGAAAGAGTATTTCCTGATTGGACAGTTCAATTATATGATTCCTCTGACAGAAGTTCAGATGCAAGAAACTTCTTCATGCAATGGCTAGAAGCAATGAATACCGCCGAAAGTCACGATCAACAATACAATCTTGTAGGAGCCGCTACTGTTAATTTTGACGATTTCGGTGGTGATCAAAAAGCAGAACACGGTAATCAGGGTTCTTGGAATAGAGGTTTCTTTCTTAAACATGTATTTCCAATCGATGTTGGACCTCTAGAATTTAGTTACGATTCATCGGATAGTTTTAGTGAATTTACTGTGACATTTGCATACGATTATTTGGAATATAGTGCAAATGGTCCTGCAACAGTAAATGGTGGTCCGCTAGTTGGTCCACCTGCTCCTTAATATTAAAAATAGGTATAAATTATGGGTATAAGCGATATATTTGGTTTTTCCTTTGGGAAAAAGAAAACTACCGAAAACAATGAGGGGGTTGAGGTTCCCAAGACCCAACCCTCATTTGTTTCACCAGAGGATTATGATGGAACATATGTAATTGAAACTGGCGGTGTAATGAGCAGCTACTTTGATTTCGGTGGCTCGCTCATGGAAGAAAATACACTAATACAGCAATATAGATCGATGTCACTCTATCCGGAAGTGGATAAAGCGATTCAAGATATTGTAAATGATTCTGTAGTGTTTGATGATAATAATGAATGTGTAACTATGAATTTAGATAATGTAACAACATTGTCTGATAATATAAAATCAAAACTGCAAGCAGAATTCAAAACAATCAAAAAATTACTAGATTTTCATAACAAAGGTGATGATATTTTTAGGAGATGGTATATAGATTCTAAATTATATTATCATGCAATTATAGACATGGATCAACCACAAAAAGGCATAATAGAACTTCGTGGGATAGATCCGACTAAAATTAAAAAGGTTAGAAAAGTAAATAAAGAAATCAAACCTAGTTCCGCCGGCAGTGTTGCTGTCGTCAAAAGTATAGAAGAATTTTTTGTTTATACAGATCTAGATACAGACTCTTTAACGCCGACCACTTCTCATGGAATTAAAATTGCATTAGATTCGGTTTCATATGTTCATAGCGGAATTGTAGATAGCACAACTAAACGAGTTGTTGGTTACATACACAAAGCAATTCGACCAACAAACATGTTAAGGCAAATAGAAGACGCTGTTGTGATTTATAGAATGTCTAGAGCACCAGAAAGAAGAATTTTCTATGTAGATGTTGGTAATCTGCCAAAGCAAAAAGCAGAACAATATATTGCTAGTCTAATGAACAAATATAGAAATAAAGTAACATATGACAGCAAAACTGGTGAAATAAAAGACGAAAGAATCCACATGTCGATGTTGGAAGATTTCTGGATTCCTAGACGCGAAGGTGGCAGGGGAACAGAAATTGCAACTCTAGATGGTGGTCAAAATTTAGGACAATTAGATGATGTGGATTATCTTCTCAAGAAGGTCTATAGAGCACTAAATGTTCCTATTAGTCGCATGGAAACTACCACGGGATTTAGTCTAGGACGATCCACCGAAATAACAAGAGATGAAGTTTTATTCTTTAAGTTTATTGAAAAATTAAGAAAAAGATTTGCATTCTTGTTCATTGATCTATTAAAGAAGCAGGTCTTACTAAAGGGAATAATGACCGAGTCGGACTGGATTAAAACATATCAAGATATTTTCTTTGTATGGAATAAAGATTCTTTCTTCACCGATTTAAAGGAAAATGAAATAATGAGAGAGAAAATTGACATGTTAAACATAATGGCAAATTATGTCGGTCAGTTTTATTCTTCAAGATGGTTGAGAAAGAATATTTTAAATCAAACAGACGAAGAAATTGAAGAAATAAATAAAGAAATTCAAGATGAACAGGCAATTGCAATGCAACAACAAATGATGCAGCAGCAGGCGGAAGGTGGTGCGGAAGAAGAAAGCGAAGAAGCACCACCCGAAGAAGAGCAGTAATATAAATACCTTATAAATAAAAAATAGGAGATAATATATGACAAACGATTTAAAACAAGCAATAGAACTAATGATTAACGAAGAGATTGTTAAGGCAAAACAATTAATAGAAAACAATCTTTACGCAAAATTAGGTAAAGCATTAGAAGAAAAACTAATGGAATTCGCACCAACTGTCTTTAATGAAGAAAAAGAAGAAGACGAAGAAGACGAAGAAAAGGAAGAAAAAGATGAATCGGAAGACGAAGGTGAGGATGATGATGCTGAAGAGGAAGATTCAGAATCTGATGAAGAGGATGAAGAAGATGATTCAAAGGAAATGAATGAAGAATTTGAAAATCAACTAGTCGAATCTCTTTATGGTTTGATTGCCGAAATTGAGCAAGAAACCGGAAGACAATTAACAAAAGAAGAAATTGAAATTGTCACAAATGAATTCATCAATGAATATGCAATTCTAACTGAAAAATTAGATGCAGTTGGTGAAGAGGATGAAGATATCGATAATGATGGCGATGAAGACGAAACCGATTCATACCTTCACAATAGAAGAAAGAAAATCGGTAAGGCAATGAAACACAAAAAGAAGGGATAATTCATGAAATTAATCACAGAGCATAATGAGGACGTAAAACCTCTAATTGAAGCTCGTGAGGACGGTAAAAAGTCCTATTTTATAGAAGGAATAATGCTTCAAGCAGAAACCGTTAATCGT